ACATTACCAGGTAGTTATTTTGCCAACAACTATACCGCTGATGCGGATACAAGTTTATACTTGAGAGTTGTTAATGGCGAGAATATTTTAGATCTTGGTGAGATGTATATTGATAATACTAAACCAACCTGTACTGTTCCGGAAAACTTCTCAGATTGGGGATGGTTTAGTGGTTCAGGAAATCAAACTATTTCATTTAATGATATAAGTGAAGTGCTTGATGAAGAAAAGACAGTAGCGTATGTAGATGGCAAAACATACAAAGTAAGTGATGTCAAAAATAATGATGTTCCGGGTCTGCACTATTCAAAATCGAAAAATCAGATCAAGTTGATTTTAAATGAAGGCAGTCATACGGTAGGTCTTTCATTGTTTGACAGAGCAGGTAATAATACTGTGATCAAAGAAGTGCATCACCTTGCTATAGGCAATTATAGATTATGGATTATAATTGGAATAGTGGCAGGCGTTGCGGTAATTACAGCAATTGTAATTTTTACATTCCTTGTATTTAAGCGTAGAAAAAACAATAAGAAGTAAAACTACACCTAATAGTCTTTAAAATTACTCCACAAATAAGCCTCCTATGGTAGTTGTTAAAAACTTTCATAGGAGGCTTTGCTATGTCGGAAAATATAGCTTTATACAACAATATGATAGTACAAAATAATTATCATATCAATGAATCAGCACAATTTACACCGTCTTAAACATATTCTGTTTTAGTGGTTGTGTGCCGAGAGTTTTTTCAACTTCTTTTCTTGCTTGTTCCAGTTCTTCGAGCCTTATCATTTCATCCTTGGCATCATCCAAACCAAGATGGGTATAGGTGTTCATCGTGACACCTATATCGGAATGTCCCATAAGGTATTGCAATGTTTTCGGATTCATTCTTGCCTTTGCCATATTTGAACAATAGGTATGTCTGCAAATGTGAGGGGTGATATTAGGCAGTTGCTCTCTGAAAATATCATTGTATCTCTTGACCGAGTGATTAAACCTATGCTCCCAATGCATTGCTACTTCTGGCATTCCTTTCGAATCTCTGAACAGAAAACCGCAATGTCCTGCAACCATAATTTCAGGAAGATTTGTGGGTCTGTTTTCAAGTATTCTTTTGAAGGCCTGATAAACATCTTCCGTCATAGGTAGTTTTCTTGTGCCGGCATTTGTTTTTGTTGATTCAATCACATACTCCATTTTTGAGGTTCTCTGCAACTGGTGGTCAATATTGATGATTCTGTTGTTCATATCAAGGTCATTTATCGTCAACCCACAAAATTCTGAAATTCTCAAACCAGTGTGAAAGAGAATGTAGAAGACATCATAGTATTTGTAGTAAACATTATCGTAACGAACAAATTTCAAAAACTTGTTCATTTGCTCTTTTGTCAGAGCCTGTCGGGTGTGTTCAGTGTTTATGATAATGCCGAGTAATTGGAAACCGAAAGGGTTCTTCATTAGAATATCATCATCAACTGCCATTTGAAATGCCGGTCTTAAAACACCTCGCACTGTTTTTATTGTACTCGAGCCTCTTCCGTCTTCCTGTAATTTAATGAGAAACAGCTTTGCATCGGAAGTTTTGATTTCACCGATTTTGCGACTGCCAAATTCCTCTTTGCTCATAATGTTTTGCACAAAGTTGTAATTTGAAAGTGTGTTGTGTCTTACACCTGTCCTTGTTTTGAGATAACGGGAGATTAACTCGTTGACGGTGATATTTCTGCCGGTTATGTCAAGTCTTGAGTCAACGTCTTTACCGACCAACTTTTCTAATTCTCTTAGTGACAGGCAAGGCTGTTTGCCTATTGGTTGTGGATCTGTCGGAACAAGTCGCCAGCTGTATACAAATTTTGGCTTGCCGTCAACTAAATACTTGAATTGATATTTTCCGTTTGCTCTTATTGATTCTCCGTTGTGCAAAAGTCTATGCTTTGAATCTCGTCTTTGTCCTCGGCTCGCCATTTTTGAGTTTTCCCTTCATTCCTGAGTTATTAAGATATTTTATAAATTCATCTTTGATGATTAACTTTCGTGTTCCGTATTTAGCCATAAAGGGAAGACCGCTTTGGCTTGTAAGACGGAACATTTTTCTTCTGCTGAGTCCAAATAATTCGGCTGTTTCAATTACCGTCAAAAAATCTTTGTCATGCAGTGATGGTTTATTCATATTTTTTACCTCCTCGTTTGGTACTCATATATTGCCGTAAAACTCTCAGAATAGCAACTACTTTCAGCAGATAAAAGGAAACTATATCGTAGAATTATTGCACAGATATTCCTCAAATTTTGTTCGTATAATCAAATAGCGATTACCGCTCAAAACTGAAAAAATTCCGAGATTATCCTTGGCAAGTTTTCTCATTTTTTTAATGCCAATGTTAAAATATAATCCCGCTTCTTTGACAGTTAGGGTGTAACGCTCTGCGTATGTAGGCTTATCCATTTTGTTTTCCTCCGTATCTGTATTTGACATAACAACTATGATTGCAAAATTTTCTTTTTGCATTGCCGTAAACTGTAAAAGTTTTTCTGCAATAATGACAAGTCAGCTCATAAATGGCTTTCCTTTTGACTAAATCAAGATGATTGTTCCACCACTTGTTTCTGCAAGCGTCTGAACAAAATCTCTTGCGTTTGCGGTGCTCGTTTTGCTCAACCGGTTTTCCACATTGTTCACAACAAAGAGTGTGGTTATCATTGCTTTGCAAATCGGCACTCATCAGTTTGTTCCTTTTACAGTATGATTTTATTGTATTAACGGATAGGTTTGTGAGATTTGAAATCTGTTTGTATCCGTAACCGTTCTTTCGGTAGCTTTCAATTTGCTTTTTCTCATTGTCTGTCATAAAAAGCACCTCCTACCATATAGCCATAGCAGAAGGTGAAAAAGGACGCTTTTTAATCTTTCATATAAAATTGACATTCATAACCGTCCGCACGGAGGAAAAGACCTTTTGCCCAAGGCGGAGTTCTGCTCATTTGTTCGCAGATAGTGTTTACGGAAACATCTTTTTGGCATTCAATAATAACCTCGTCATGAACATGAGCGATTATGCGGTAATTTTTTAGTGTTTGCATTGCGTATAATAATATATCTCTTGCAATGGCTTGAATGATATTTTCACAGAACTTAGGGCCGTAGCTTTCAAGCCGTTCCCATTTCTTCGTACTGCCAATGCCCTCATAGGTAACTGATTCACCGCCAAATTTATTTATTCCGATTCTCGGCTTAACATATGCAAGTCTTCTGCCGGAGGGGAGAGTGATGAACAGAAATCCGCTTTCGTAGGTAAAAGATATGCCGTTGGTTTCAGTCGGTATCCTTTTGGTAACAGTTTCTTTAACACATTTATCAATGTCCCACCAGAGTTTAGTAATTGACGGATTAGAGTTTCTCCACGCACACACTAGAGGTTGAAGTTCATCCTCTGAAAGTCCCATCTGAATAGCACCCATAGCTTTCAATGCCCCGACAGAACCGCCGTATCCGAGTGCAAGCTCGGCGATTTTGCCTTTTTGTCGCAGATGCCCGTTTATTCCATGCTTTTCAACAGGAACACCAAACATCTGTGATGCACTACTGCAATAAATATCTTTGCCCTCACTAAAAACTTTGTTTCTCCATTTCTCACCTGCAAGCCACGCAAGAACCCTTGCCTCAATAGCAGAAAAATCGGCTACTATGAATTTGCAACTGTGCTGTGGAATAAAAGCGGTGCGGATAAGTTGTGAAAGTGTGTCCGGAATATCATCATAAAGAATACTGAGTGCATCATAATTTCCGCATTTTACAAGACTTCGTGCATCTGCCAAATCACTCATATGGTTTTGCGGTAAATTCTGTAATTGCACAAGTCTGCCTGAAAATCGACCTGTTCTGTTTGCACCGTAAAACTGAAACATTCCCCTTGCACGGCTGTCTTTACAAACGGCATTTTTCATTGCTGTGTATTTCTTAACACTGCTTTTTGTTAGTTGCTGTCTGAGGGATAACACTTTGTGTACATGATACGGTGCAGTTTTCAGCATTTCTGAAACTGATGTTTTGTTAAGACTTTCGGTTTCAAATCCGCTTTCGGAGAGCCAGTTTTTCATTTGCTGAACGGAATTTGGATTATCAAGATTGGTAAGGGATTGTATATCATTGACAAGCGACTTTTTAACCATTTCATCAATAACTATTGCGTTTTCAACTAAAAACATATCTACACCAATGCCACGGTCATTTATATTTTGGTCAAGGTGGTATTCGTTCCATATTGAATCACTTACAGGAAATCTTGATAATTTCTTTTGAATACTCATCTCAGTTTCAACATCACGAATATTGTATGCTTTGAAATTATTCCACTTTTCTATATTGTGATATGGCATATTTCTTGTTCTGCCATTATTGATTTTTGTAGGGGAACAGGGAATACAAAAATATCGTATGAGATTTTTACCCTCTGACAGCTTTTGATTTTCAAGGCCTAATACAGCACCCACACCCTCAAGAGAAAGGGGAAGACCAAGTGTTGCCGACCAGACAAGAGTACAATGCCAAGATGACGGGTTAAGATATTTGCCGTCAAAATCTATACCTAAATCTTTAAGATACCTTGATAAGCATACCCTCTCAAATTGTGCGTTGAATGCCCATTTGATAACCGAAGTATCGGTCAGTGCATCAAGAATATCCTCGGGTATCTTTTCTCCCATACACAAGTCAATGACTTTGACATCACTGCCGTCAACAGAATAGCCAAACAGCAGAATTTCAAAATCATCACTTTCCGCATAACGGTAAACACCGGATTTCTGAAGATTAGCACTTGAATATGTTTCTATGTCAATACTGATTGATTTCATGTTTTCACTTCCTTATATATAAAAAACGGACGGCAGAGAGTATCTCTCCACCGTCCAAAATTGTTAATTATCTAAGTTGTTTTTCTTAGCCCTTCTCGCTATTCTGTGCTTTCTAAAAGTCTTGTGAATAAGGAAAATTAAATCCGTTACGGTGCTTATGATGCCGTACATACCTATTCCTAAGAAGAAACAGAAGATAACAACTACATCAAACAATTTTGCAAGTTCATAAAATTCGTTCATATCGTTTACCTCATATTATGTTAGGATAAGAAATCATCATCTGTTTCTGTTCTGAAATCATCAGCAGCCGAACTTCTGCCACCAAGCGGTTCGCCGTCCTTTATTTTCTGAATGTTGCCAAGACCACAGGCAATACCTTTGTTGCCATTTGAATTGAATGCGTAAAAATTCAGAGACACTCTTGCATAACAACCGCTGTACACCTCATCTCTGTCAAGAATAGGTTTTACAGCCTTATCAACAATCTGTGGAGCGGTTCTGCTGTTTGCATTGATAAACCAGTGACCTGCATAAGCCTCATCATTACGCTCGGTATCACCGTCACGAAGAGGAAGTTTAAGTGATGCTTTGTTTGGCTTTTTACCACCAAATTTACCGATACCTTCTTCAATTGCAGTATTTACAGCGTTGTTAATCGCATTAACGGTTTCAGTATCATCTTTTGGAATAAGTACGGATACGCTGTATCTTTCAGGACTGCCGTTGATTGAAACAGGTTCCCAACCGTGAAAATATGAAAGTCTTGTGTTTTTGCCTGTGATAACTTTTGTTTTGTTTGAATTAGCCATAATAATTAGTCCTCCGTTTTAAATTCGTTTTTAACATCTGTGATTGTCATAGCATCTCTTTTGTCCGTTTCGGGAACAAGAGCAGGCTTGCCTTTTGGTTTAATGATGAGATTTCCAAGTATCTCGTTGAAATTTTGCTTACCTAAAAGCTTTTGCATTTCTGTAAGTGTGATAAGACTCTTGCGATAAATGTCTTTGTAGCCGGCATCTTCCAATGCTTTAGCCACTGCGGTTTCATCTTTATACTTTCGTACAGACCGTCCTTCAACAATTTTAAAACCGTTCCAATGCTTGCCGTGATTGACAGCTGATTCGGTAGCATATGCCATTATTTCATTTGCCCACTTCGTGAGATTGGGGATAACAGATAAAATCTTTTCAATTTCAGAATCAGTAAGAAGTGGGGGAAGTCTGAATTCTTCCTGTGCAAGTTTCAGATTGTTTTCGGCTCTTGCTCTGCATCTTACTGATGCTTTGCAGAATGTACACCAATCACCGACACAGTAATCACCTTCACCTTTAACAGCTAATTCTGCTTTTGGCTTTAGTACATTTTCTGCCCAGCCTTTGAGCTCATCAGCAGAAACAGTCCAAGTGCTGACATTATCTCTGCGTGGCTGAAAAATTGACATTGACACATCTTTAATGTCATATAGGCGGTCAAAGATTTTTAAAGCACCGAGAGCATAACATTTCATCTGCGGGTTATCAAAGGCATCAACCAATACTCCCATTCCATATTTGAAATCAATGATATGTATTTTGCTTTCAGAAACAATAATGCAGTCGGCTGTTCCAAAACCATTTGGTACATATTCTGAAAAATCAACCTTTTGTTCAATAAGAATCAAAGGATCTTTACATTTCTGTTTTGCAAGATTGAATTGTTCAAGTACAAAATCAACATATAAGTCGGTGTATTCCTGCATTTCATCGTTTGTGTAAGGGGAGACAGGCTCGTCACTTTTTCTGCATAATATGTTTTTCAGTTTATGCTCACACCACGCATGGGCGACTGTGCCTTCTTCAGATGCTTTGGTTGATTTGTTCTCAAACTTTGATTCAAGCACGGCACTTGGTGTACAATTGAGCCATCTGTGAGAACTTGAAGGGGAGAGAAAAGCGTGATTACTCATTCTTAAGTGCCTCCGCATCTTTGATGATTTCTTCGTAATGACAGGGGTCAATTTCTGACAGTTTGTTTCCACCATACTTTACAATGATTTCTCTAACCTCAGAAGTGAGTCCGCTTTGACTTTTTTTAGCAAGAACACCCCTTACATCTTCAAGTGAATACACCTTTGAATTTCCTGTACTTTCAGAAGTATGTACGGTTGACTTCTTCGAAATTTCAGTAATCTTTATCTCATTCAAGAGATTTGAAACAGTCTGCAGACTTTCTGTAAGTGTGCCAATGTTTTTGATTACCTCGGTAATCGCATCAAGTAATGCTGTTATTTTGTTCATAACTGCCTCCTTTTTTAACCTTGGTAATGGCGAGTTCCTCAATAGAATCACTTGGAACAAGGATTGTGATTTTCTGTTTTCTGCCGAACAGCATTCGCAAAAATCGTTCTCGCAAGGTGATGTTTTTGCAGGATACCATACTGTTTCTTTGTGGTTTGTCCGAAACACTGATTTGAAGATTGTGTTTCATATATTGTACCTCCGTTTCCGAGAGCATTGTTGCCCTCTGTCTGTTAGCCACGGGAGAGTGCTTAAAAGGACGCTTTTTGAAAAATTTTTATTTTTATTATTTATTCGTAAGCAAAAAATCCCCATCAAGGAATAAAACTTCCTCGATGGGGATTTGGCTTTGTTAGAATACTGTTCTATTGTCTGTTAAGATAAAATCTCGTTTACTCTTTTCTGAATGGCGTTGTAGTCATAGCCGGCTTTGGTGAGGCGGTTTTTGCGGTCGGCACCGTTGCCCCATTTGCCCTGAATTACTTCTCTTGCAATGGCATCAACTGACTTTTTGCCCGATGACTTTAGTGTGTACACAACTTTTCCGCTTTCATTAAAAACAGAGTAACCGCTGTTTTTGTCGGCACATTTCTTGGCATTTGAAAGGTCATAGAAAGCACCCTTTTGCGACTTTGCGTCCTTCCAACTTTTGCGTACACGATAGAGAGTTTTCTTTGAAGTCGCAGGTTTTGAACTGCCTAAGCCAAGCTGAGCGTTCACCTCCTTTGCAATCTGTCCGTGAAGATTGTAGAGATAATCACCGGGGCAGGACTTGTTCGCATAATCCCTGTGAACCGTCATATTGCAGCCGTTAAGGTGATTCATTCTCTCTTGTTTGTTGACCACACAAGCCTTTTGATGCCGTTTCTCTTGCAGATGTCAACAAGCAGTTTAATCAAAGACTTGTACGCAGCATCATTTACTCTGTATGGGTGGTAGGTATCTGACGCAACCTCAATGGTAATCGCCCTGTTGTCATTTGACGCAGATGAGGTGCACCAGCTACGATCCTTTTCCTCAACATACATTCCGATTCTGCCGTCATAGCCGATACCGTAGTTTGAGCTTGCCTCCTTGTCCCTTGATGCAAAGATTGAGCCGAGAGTTTCAACAGAGCACTGTCCGACTACGCAGTGGATTGAAACTGTATCAATCTTGTGATTGCGATTGATGTTTCTGTTTGGTGAAATTTTTGTGTAGCTAATTAATTTGCTGTTTGTGTATGACATTCAGTCGTCCTCCTTTTCACTTCTGTGGTGTAATTGTGCAAGCACATTTTTAATCTTTTCGGGAATGGGAAGTCCCAGATGTGCTCCGTTTTCAAGCAGTGACAAGCCCTCATTTGAGAGATAGAAGAAAATCACTGCCGTTCTCAGCACACTGCCCGTGCCGATAATGTACACATCAAGGAGATTCGCCACTCCCACAAGCAGAAAGATAATCACCTTTCTGCAAATGCCCTTGAAACCGACCTTGCTCGAAAGCTCTCTGTCGGCAACGGCACACATCATTCCTGTAATGTAGTCGATAACTACAAATGCAATGAGTGCATACAGAAAGCCGTCTGCACCTCCGAGAAACCACCCGAGTGTTCCTCCAAGTGCGATGAATGCAGTCTGAATGCTGTTCCAAATCTGTTTCATAAATTCCTCCTGTGTCTATTTTTTAACCCACTTGCTCCAGCTTGAATTCACCTTTGAACGGATATACACATCAAACGGACTGTCCCTTGCCGTATATCTCTGTGTCACAAGATTTGTACTGCAAGAAAATACTTCAAGCATACCGAATACAAGTGCCGGATAGTTCATATTCTCCTGCGGTACTCTTCGTCTGAAATAAATACCCTGCGTTGTAAGACTGTTAAGGCTGACATCGTCCTCAACAGAGGTCTGTATAATGCCCATAACAGGAAAGCCGTTCATATGTATTTCACCCGTCACATCAAGTGCGGATTGTGGGTTTGGATTGTTAATGCCTACCTTCTGCTTGCGTAATGCAACAAGCGGAGTGCCCTGCGGAATTAAATAGTACAGGTCTGTAATAACCGACTTTTCCATAGCATCACGGATTTCAATATGAAAGTCATATGACATATTCACATCAAGATTCATAAGCTGAAGATTTGAGTACGAATAGCTTGTGTCGTTCATTTTAAGGTTGCTTAAAATGTCAACAAAATTTCCGTAGTTTGCATCACTTGTCCTCTTGTATTGGTAGCGAAAGGATAAAAGCTGATTGTGATTTACCCCGTCAATTGTAATTGGTGAGTATGAGCCGTTGAAAATAAGCTGAATTTCCGACTCAATCTCATTTGTTCGTCTTAGTGTAATCTTACTGAGATTCGGACTGCTGTACGGAATAACTGTAATCGTCTTTTTAATGCTCGTTGTGTAACCTCTTGAGTCCGTGACCGTGACCATAACCACCACATCACCGCTTTTGGTGATTGTACCAAGATTCAATTCCTTTGCAGTTGTACTTGATTTGCTCACACCGTTACAGCTTACCGTGTAGCCTGTAATCTTCGATTCATTTCTCGGTTTTGCCGTAAGCGGAGTAACCTTGAGATTTGAATAGTTCTGAATAAACAGCTTTGAGTTGCCCGTAACGGCAGTGGTCTTTAAATTGGTGTCAAGATAGATAAATCCGTTAATTACAGGCCTTGAGCTGTGCGATGTGGTGGTAATCTGACAATTCCTTTCAGAAATGCCTACATAGGTTGAACCCTTGTATGTGGTGACCGTTAGCTTTGCCGTAATGCTTTTGTCCTCATACATTGCCTTGAGAATACCCGTTCTGCTGTCCGTAGGAATGGGAATAATCCTGTTTGCCGTCCCCTTGTTCCACGCAAGTCCCGATATGCCAGTTATCGGAATACCTCGTATGGTAATCGTAATGCTGTGTTTAAGACCTGCGTCATTTACCGTTGTGTTCACTGATACGGTCGGATTTTCCGTATCTATGTAAATCGTGTCAATTCTATTGACAACCGTTGTCTTTGCCATATTGCCTCCTAATCAAGAATTACAATGTTGAGTCCCGGTGAACTGTTTGACATCGGAATCAGCTTTGTTCTGCCGATTGTAAGCTCACCGTCAACTGTGGTTTTCTTCGTCTGAGTTTCGTCCTTGTTTAGGGTGAATATCTTTTCACCGTTGTAGTAGCCGGAAAATTCAGTGTTTGTAATTACTGTTTTCTGCGAGGACTTGCTGTTTGAAACCTCAATGCCTTTGCGGTCAATCTTTACCTCGTTTGTGTATATCTCGTTCGGTGCAGGCGACCAGTGTTGGATAATACTTCCGTCAGTAAGCATAAGGTCACTTACCGTAAGAGAGGTGTCACGGCTGTAAATGAATACCGTGATTTCACCGTCCGAAACATCGGGGAGTACAACGGAAAAATCTGTCCAATCAAAGCTCTCCTTTGTATTAAAAAGATATTCTCTTTTAACTCCGTTGTACTGAACATACATATATGCACTAAGCTGTGAATAGCTTTTCTTTGCTCTGAGTGACAGCACAAAGGATCTGTCGGCAACCGAGTTATACACACTTTGCGACAAGGTGCTTTCCGCACCGAGTACAAAAGCAGAACCCGAAGAGGTATGACTGATTACATCTGTATCGGAAAGTACAGTGACCAATCCCGAATACTCCCAATCATCCGAAAGTCCGTTGAGAGCCGATGAATTAAGAAGATAGTTCTTTCCGCCAGTGGACTGCTCATTGATTTTAAATGAAATGTCCTCTGCGGTCTGTTCAAGTGTTGATGTCCTTTCTGTAATTTCAGCAATACTGTCGCTGAGTTTGTCGGTATCCTCTGTTTTTGTATATGCACTTAGGTGTACCTCTCCGCTTTCCAAATCCCACCATGAAGAATTATCAGCCGAACTGATTACTCCCGCCTTGATGATATTTGCCATAAGCGTTCCGCTTGTGATAAAGTCAGCCACGATTTTTCCGTCAGCCGTAATCGCAGTTTCATACGGGCCGTTGTATCCACTCTTTGAAAAACCTAAGCCACTGACATTCCACCGCCACACATTCCTTGCATCGTACAGATTTTCGTTGTCAAGAATCAAAAGTTCATACGGCTTGCCTGTAACAGAATCCGTGTGCATAACAACAAAGCCACCTTGCTGACCTGAAATCAGCGAAGTGGCATTTTTAATAGCAGTATTCATAAGTAACGGAAAGCTGTCGGTTTCCTTTTTGATTTCATCGGTTGTACTTTTGATTTCTGCAACCGTATTCACAAAGTTTGATTTTGCCGTTCCGAGTGTGATTGATGAATATTTCTCGGCCAGTGCGTCATATACGGTTTCAATAACCTTCGTCTTTACCTCAATATTCATATCTGGGTGTCTGACGATCACTGTGTCGCAGAGGTTCACCTTTTCGAGAAACTGCGAATATTCGGGCTGTTGCCATAGCGGTTCAAACGACACCTTCACCGTGGGAGTTTCGTCACCGAACGGATTCTGTTTGATGTATGACTTCGCCTTTGCTCGAAGTGTGTCCTCGGTAACGGTTTCTCCGTCCTTAAAGAAGGACGAAAAATCCTTGATGAGTGTTTTCTCCCTTGCATATGTTTCCACAATAGGAATTGTGATTTCCGACAGAGTAACCACACTTTCGGTATCTCCGTTTTTAATTACGGCATAGGGCAAAAGGTGTGTATATACCGATGAAAAATCATTGTCCTGCTCAAGTGAGGTGAGGTTCTTGCCGTATTCAATTACCACACCGTTATCCTTACCACGCTTTGAGTGAAGAATGACATCGAACATATCCCATTCATACTCACCGCCCC